GTTTGACCAGGTTTTGAAAATGCTGCTGGTGTATCGTATCCTGCTACATTTCCAGTTACAGACATCTCATCCAATGTCTTTTTCATATTACGCTCTCTAACGTATTTTCTAATAGCCTCTTTTAATTTAGCTTCCATTATTTTACTTTAGATTTAAGTTCTTTAATTAGCTCATAAGAAAGCATAATTGATGAAACTTGAGAATCGGATACAGTTTTACCCATTTTCATTTTTTCTAAAACAGAAATAGTTTCAGATAATTTAATAGTAGTAACTTTATCGTTTACTTTTCCTTTGATTGATTTTAATTCAGATACAATCTTTGGAAGTTCGATTAAAACGTAATCTTTGAATTTTGTAGTATTGGTAATATTATTAATATACTCTTTTAATAAATTCTTTTGAGAATCATCTAAATTTGTATATTTTTTATTAAAAGTTTCTACTAAGATTTTATAGGTAAGTAATCTAAGGTCTTTGTCTTGTTGTTTATAGGATTCAATCAACTTCTTATCTTCGGTTGGTTGAAGTTTTTGAGAGGGCTTAGATGTAATATTTTCAATTAAAGTAATTTTTGAATTAAAAATATCTTTAATATCATAATTAGATTCTCTTTTAGATTCAAATACTTTATATATAGAAGCTAAAACTTTATAATTAGTTATAGGCGATGATAAGAATTGTTCTATATCAAACTTAGCCGAAACTTCTTTTATAAGATTAAATTTCTCTTTTGATAATGCCGATTGATTTAATTTAGCATGTGCATCACACACAGTCTCTACTAATCTATCCGCTTTTGTTTCAGAGCTATACTTCTCCTTTAATAGTATATCATAAAGACGTAACTCTTTATTTAACTCTGTATTAGGAGCAAAGAACTCTCTTACTATTGTTTTAGCGGTTTCTTTCTTATCGCCATTAAGAACTTCCAATGTTATTTGTCTTACTAAAAGCTCAAATAACACTCCAGTGTTCTTAAACTTGGAATGTTTAATTTTTTTCATTTAATTACCCTATATTTAATCTACCCTATAAACTAACACATATAAATATAAACAAATTTTTCTTTATTAAATTTTAGTGTCATCTAATAGGTTTTTTTCATCCAACATATCAGATTTTTCGTTTAAAACCTTCTTTTTTGATGAAATTCCGTTTATATATTCTCTTGCTAATTTTTTTGCATTTGCATTTAAGTGTCTATCATCCCTCTTTCTTTCCTTATGATTTTCCTTATCTCCTAATGGGTCTCTACCATACGGATGTTTATCTTTACCATAAGTGTTTCCTTCTTTTGGCCTTCCAACACCTCTATTTAATTCAATTTCAGTTTTTAATTTACCAATTTCTTCTTCCACATTTTGTTGTTGTGGTGGATTAGCCGGGTCTTGTCCTTGCTGTTCAATTGAAGTGTGTCTGAATCTATCTTTAAGGTCTAAGATTACTTTAGCTCTTTCGATATCAACTTCATCCTGTGATAATCCAAATATATTATGATATGACCAATCAGATGATAACATATTAAGTGCTTTTGCATCGGATGCTAATCTAACTTTCTCACTCCATAAATTAACTTTCTCTTGCTCATAGATAGTAGAAGCGTTAGTAAGAGTTAATTCAAAGTTTGTCATTTCTGAATCTTCAATTCCCTGAGCTGCTAAGTGTACAATTGCTATTTTAGTTAATTCGCTAACAACTGTTCTTTGAATTCTTTCAATAGTTCTTGCGAAACGAACATCTTCTGCTGCTAATGTAGCTTTACCATTTACGTTCTCATCATACGATAAGTAAGCCTTTGGTACTCTTAATGCTGCAAATAATTTACCTCTTAGATACTCAATATCTTCAATAGCTGCATATTCTAAACCTTGTAGGTTTTCAATAGATGTACCACTATCACTACCACGAACAGGTAAGAAGAAATCTTCAGTAAGATTTTGTATATTGTATTTTAAGTTATAATCACCAGTTTCTTTATTAACAAATGGAGTTTTCTTCATTTTGTTAATAATCTTTTGCATGTAGTTATCTACTTCATTAGGATTAATGTTACCTATATCTATTTTAAATATTCTTTTTTCAGGTGCTCTCATAATACGATGGATTAACATCGCATCTTCCATAAGAGATAATTGCTTCCAAATTCTTCTTGCACCCTCTACCATAGATTTACCATAAGGTAAGAAATTGGTATCTGATAACATACGGAAGTGAGCCATTTCATATTGCTCATATTCTTTTTTACCAAAACGGTCTAATTCAACTTTGTATTTTACATAGTTTTGATTATTAGGGTCAGTACCCTCTAATCTTTCTACATTATATATAGAATGTGGCATTACATTTATAACACCTTTGTTCTCTGCAATTTCTAATGCTAAGAATGCATCTCCATATTTTACTAAATTTCTAACCCAAGGCCATAAATTAAATTCTATGTTCATTATATCATAGAATAAATTATGAAGTAATTCTCTTACATTTTCGTTTGTGGATTTAATTTGAAGTACATCACCATATTCATTCTTAGTTGTACTTTCATCCGCATATATATCTAAAGCAGATGATATAATTGGGTCTTGGTCCATAGCATCATAATCTCTAAAAAGTTCTCTACGAACTTGATGATATGCCATCGATTGTGCACCCTGACTTGTTTCATAATAAGACCTTTGTAATTTAGTATATCTATCTCTAAGGTTTACAAAGTTTGTATTATATTGACGGTCTTCAGTATCTACAACTTTTCTTTTACCATCTTTATCAACCGTTACAATTGCATTAGTTGAGAATAGTTTTTTAAGTCTACCAAAGAAACTCCTGTCATCTAATTGTTGTTCTTCTGCCATAATTTATTTACCATTTTCTACAAGACCAATATCTTGCTTTTGTTCTTGGACCAGGATTTTCACAGTTATGTCTTGCTCTGAATGATTTTCTTCTTTCAGGATTTGATTTTTTTATTTTTGCTCCCTTTTCACCAAAATTTACTTTAATTACCTTTCCTGTTTTTGGGTTCTTAACATAAACTTTAAACTTCTTAACATCCCCTTGTGTTGGTTTTCCTAACTTTACTTCTCTACCTTGGTATTCTGCTTCAAACACACAAGGACAATTTGCTTCGTTTAGTTCATCGGAATACATTTTAAGATAATTTATAAAATCATCCATATCTTCCTGCTCCACATCCAACTCATCATAATCATCAATTGGATTGTCTTGTGGTGTATCTCCGATTGAGTACGCTTGGTCAACATACTCATCTTCTTTTAGGATATTTGCTAATTTAATCATTTTGCTTTAATTTATATTTTGACATATACCATAAATATCGTAATTTACCAAAACACTACTATTTTTACAACCATTGAGATAAATCTTCAAATCCATCACCGACTTTCATCTTCCAAGGATTATCTTCCATATTACTACCACCATATACACCAGCATGCTGCATGTTTGATGATATACCACCCATTGCTCTTTTAGTAAGGTCTATCCCTTCCTGTCTTAGACGAAGTGCCGTATCCCTAACCCATAATCCGATACAAAATGCCATCACTAAGTCATCATTGTATCCTTTCATAGCTTCAGCTCTACCATTCATAAATATAAATGTAAACAATTCATCTATCAAACGATTAGAACGAACTGTAACTGCTTTCTCTCTAAAATATTCATCCAATTTAGATACAATCAAAGGTCTAGTCTTAGATGTAGTTGAGAATCCAGCTACCATTTGTCTTTCATCAGCACGATATTTGTTTCTTAATTGATTTTCAACATCCACATATTTCAAATCCTTACTCATATAGAATAAGTTTTTATATTGCCTGTCTATTACTTGCTGAATAGCTGCCCAACCAATATTTGCATTCTCTATTACAAGCAATGCATCATTATATTGTGTAGATAATTCCACTAAGAAGTTTCCAAAATCTTTTGTATCAACCTTACCTTTATATTCAGCTACTTGAGTACAACTATTGATTTCCATAACATGAGCTGCTGAGTAATCCGAACCATCACCTCTAGCCACATCGGCAATAACCATATAAGAACCACCCGGTGCTGGGTATTCCCATCTCCAAAGGTTACCATCGAATCCGGTTTTCTCTAATGGGTCTTGACAATACGATTCTTTATAGAACATTAATAGTTCTGGGTCAATAACAGTATCACCGGAAGATACAAAGTCACAATCACATTCTTGTGCTGCTTTTTTTGCTCCTAATAGTTTTTCTTGTTCCAATCTCCAAGCTTCACCTCTTTCAGGGTGAACTGTCCAATGTAATCTAATTGTGTTAAATGGATTTGAACCTTCTTCTGCAGCTAACCAAGTTTTATGAAACCAGTTACCCACACCATTAGGAGTAGAAAGTGCAATACAACTACCACCAGTTGAAAGTGTTGATTGTGCAGATGTCCAAATTTCATCAATATCACCAATGAAGGCGGCCTCATCAAATATTAGAAGTGATAAGGCTTCCGAACGTCCAGCATCAGGAGATGATGCAATAGCCTTAATTTGAGAACCATTTTGTAATTTGAGTGAAAGTTTATTATCTTCCAAAGAACCACCTTTTAGCCAAGAAGGAAGTAATTCATGCATTACCCTTACCTTTGTTACTAAGTTCTTTGCTACATCTTGCTTAGTTGCAATAACCAATACGTTAAAATCCGTATTGAATAACATTCTCCAAAGTGCATATCCAGCCGATAAGGTTGAGATACCAGTTTGACGAGATTTAAGTACTATATTAAAACGATTACCAGCAAATTGAGTTAGAGTACTCTCTTGAAATGGAAAAAGATGAAATGGTATCTTACCTCTCACCGGATGCTGAATCATACAATACTTCTTCATAAAGTGAATCGGGTCTACCGCACACTTTTTGTATTCTTCTGCAATAATCTCCTTTAGGGATTTTTTTTGTGTGATACCAGTACTCATATTAATCAACAGGAGGTTTTACTAAATCGTAATCTTTATCTTTTAACTTATCCCAAGCTTCGTTTCTTAATTTGATTGCTTGTTGGATTTCTTCTTCAAAACGAGTTATATCAGTTAGTATTTCTGCTTTTAATTCATTTACATCTCTCTCCATACTCCACTTTTCGATTGTACCATCTTCGTTTACAACTTCATATTCTTGCTTAGCATCATTATATGCCTGTTGAAATTGAGCTACAATATCTTTACCATAGGCAATCATATTATTATATATCTTATAATCTTCGTATGCCCCCCACAATCCATCTATTTTTATTTTAGATTCTTTTTTTGCTAAACAAGTTGTACAATATCCGGTTTTAGATATTAATTTTTTGTCAACCCTTCCATATTTTATAGTTTTACAGTCTGAAGCTTTACAAGTATTTAAAGCTTGTAAATAAGCTCTTGTTTCAGCCATAATATCACCCAATTCGGAAACTTCTATCTTACCACCCTCAT